CTATGAAAGCGTTCAAGTCAAACTTGAGAGTACGCGGCTTATCCAGAACTATAGGAACGCTTTTAACTTTAATTTCCTTCGCATGACTCATAAATACACCCCCTTATACCCAAAACATTAAGCGGTGGTAAAGTTCAACACGTACGGAGCAGCTAGTTTATTACCAGCCAAATCTGTAATAGCAGTGGTGAAAATGAGCCGATGTGCTGTTTTAGTAGCCAAATTGCTTGCAGGAGTAAATGTAATTGTCTTACGATCCGCACTTACATTAATGGTACCTGCAACGTTGTTGTCGGCAGCATCTAGCAGGAATACACTACCTGCATTAATAGTAGACAGAGCCAACGCTTCGCTAAAGGTAACAGATAGAGCCGTTCCAACCGCTACACCAGTGGCACCATCAATAGGAGTGGAGCTCGAAACGACAGGCGGAGTAGTATCAGCGGCGACTCCACCACTTACGGCAGTAAACCAGTTAGCACCAAGAGAAGCTACGTAGTTGATCATATCTTCATCAGTTTGATGAATCCACTCGTTATCGTAGTCCCTCTTGACGAAGTTTCCTTTCAAAGTAGGAGTTTGGAAGTTGACTCTGTCACCTTTAGTTTCATGTTTCTGCTCCGGCTGATTGAATTTACCTTTCAATAACCACACATAGCGGTACTTACCATTAGACTTGAGCGATTTGAAGCCGATGGCTACCCACGGAGGTACGTCATCGGCGTTCCTCTTCAAAACGCCTCCAGAGATAGTGTGCCCCAACAGAGCAGCTTGCACCTCTAAAGGAAAGTCAGCCGCGATAAGTTCGAGTTCGATTTGTCCCAAAGACGAGGCGGTTTCCATAGGACCGTCGTCTGCAAACAAGGTATCGTTAGACGAGTTAGGGTTGATGTTTGCCTGCACTGCACCAGCAATTTTGACTGGGGTGCTGTAAACGACACCACCGGAGTCGTCTCGCTGTAGCAGCGCATAGTGCAGGTCTTTTAACCCAATAATTACACCAGGCATAATAGTCCCTCCTTAATCTCCATAAGTTGTAACTGCAAGGTTAAAGCCCCATAAAATACGGTTCTGCTCGTCGACTCCTACCTTAAAAGGAGTCTGACGTGGTAAAATGATGGCCCATCGAGATGAGGTGAGATATATAATTCGATCTTCAGGTATGTTCAGAACGTTGTAAATGTCCCAGGCCTTTCGCCTTGCCTGCTCTGCGTTGGGATCGCGTACCGTGACTTGTATCGATCTAGCGCCAACTTCTGAAACCGAATCTGGGGTTCCTGCGTACTCGAACAGTACTACAACAGAGTCAGGCGTATCGGGTGAGAAATCCCTGAAGACGTCTACACCATCGCTGCCTACAACTCCTTTCACTTGGAGGTACGTGGCCAAGTCCAACAGTAAATCGCCCATACGATCACCTACCTATAATAGGCGCCATTCTAGCTGCAATGTTAGACTCTAACTTAGGGCGTAATCGGTTTACAGGGTCTTCCAAAAACTTCGCTTTACCTACAGGGTGGTACACATCTAAACGTTCGTGTACGTATATTGCGTACTCAGACGTGGGACGTTTAGTTTTGGGATTTATGACAGAATCGGTACCAAAGCCACAAATAACTTTAACTTCCTCTTTTGATCGTATAGGAGGAGTAACAAAGCGACTTCTAGAAAGTGCTAAAGTATCTTTAGGACATTCTACATTTGCCTCTTTGATTACCCCTCTGGCTTCTGCAAAGAGAGCCCTACCTAACTCTCTAACGAGGGTATCTTCCACAATACCGAGATTTCTTGCAATCTCCTTTACTCCTTTAACGTCAACTTTTATGATATCTCTAACTCCCGGCATTACAGATACACCTCGTAGTGATCAACATTACCTTTCTCGTCCATTACCGGACTTATACGAATGATGGGAGGCTGTTCACCTGAAGGTAGTGTGAGACGATCCTTTTCAGTCATGGTAGCTACCCTCGGATCTGCAAAGTACAAAATCCAACTAGTAACTCTTTCCTCACCAGTTCTGCTTCTCACCATCTGCTGGGAGCCTTCGATGAAGCCTAGCAAGCTGACAGGAGCTCCATAAGTAGGGACACCCCTTCCTGTCTGACTTATGAAGGGCTCCCATCTGATAGATTGAGTTAGCCAACTTTGAAGGGTAGAATCCATAATCTCACCTACCTCAGCTTTGGTCCATCATACCCACACTAAATATGGGGTCACTCTCAATACCTCCTGCGACTGGAGCGGCAAAGCTGGATATTCGCTTTCTAAGCTCCTTAGCCCGGTCTGTATACGCCTTACTTCTCTGGCTTGCTCGCACGCTGGTTTTACCCATAGTGCTATCAGCTTGCCTTGCAAATTTAGTAGCGATAACCTCGCAGCATTCAACTGCGGCGCGTAGTTCGTCATTACCTTTTTGCAACAGTACGAAGTTGATTTCCTCGTCCTGCAGTAGTTGATCTGTTTGTATCGTGTCCCCGATCTGGAACCTCACTCGGTCTTTGGGCGTGGTCAGATTGGGATCGTAACTCCATGTCATCCCGCTTCGCCTCCTTTACTTGAGGCTGTTCAGGTGGCTTCACTTGAAGTTTCTCCGTTCCGATGCTGGAATCGGCAGGAGAGGGCGACGCCGGGGGCGAGAGCGCCGCCTCCTGTTTGATAAGCCATCCTGCCGAAACTAAAGCTCTAAACTTAGTTAACTTCTCAGCATCTGGCACGGGTTGACCCGGAACGTATCTTTTACCATTCAGGGTCATATGTCTCCGTGCTACGTACCCATTAAGCCACCGCATCCTTGAAGAATACCCCCATATCAGCTGCGACGACCTTCTGGTCGAACGCCATTTCACCTTCAATACGTTCAGTGCCAACGCCTAAATGGTCCATCGGGAAACGTAAAATGCGGTTTCCATAAGCACCAGCTCCCATAAGACCAGTCCAAGCGAAAGTGTAACCAGCGCTTGGAGTTTTCAGAGCAGGCCGTGGAGCTGCATAGACCAGCAAGGCGTGCTTCCCAAGGATAAACTTGTTGTTTTCAGCGACGCCTTTAGGCGACAGGTTCTGAACCGCTTCAGCGACGAGGACTTCGTCGACATCGAAAAGCATAGCTAGGATATCAGTAGTAACGATACCCCGCTGGGTATACTTGATACGATCAAGAATATTAGGATGGTTCTTCAAAGCCTTGTAGGTCCAAGCACCCAGTACGAGCTTGTTAGGCTTATAACCAGTAAGCTCAAGCAGCATAGTCTGAGCCTTGTCGATGTCTTCAATCGGATTGGAAGTTGCATCATTCCACTGGAGAAACTGACCTGCACCAGGAGTTGCAGCGACGCCAGTGTACTCAGTCGACCAGACGCCAGAAGTGAAGAATTTCTCAGCCCACAGAACTTCCCTCTTCAGCAACAGCTTGGTAGTTACAAAATCGACAGCATCTTGATCTGGATTCAGAGGAGCATCGGCATTGGTGCGATCCTCTTCGCCAACATCCTTATGGTAAGCATACTTCTTGCAGAAGTATGTTGGGGTGTTGTCGATATCATATCCGCCACCGGCCGATTCGGTCATAGGGGCCCGCTCCTTAGCTTCATCACGGTACCAATCTTCACGTTTGTATACGAAATACCGGTCGCTCTGCTTCTGTACTGGTACAACCGGAAATACTCGAGCAGAGATAAAGGCAGAAGCCGATTGAATGTACGCTACGCTAATGTTGGTCAGCGCTCGGTCAATGTGAACTTGAATGCGATTCGGGTTGGTAGGCATTTAAGTCACGCTCCTTTGCTAAATTTTCAAACTGCCTAATTAGCTAGTTAATTAACTAGCTAATTAGGCAGTTTGAAAATTTAGCAAAGGAGCGTGACTTAAATGCCTACCAACCCGAATCGCATTCAAGTTCACATTGACCGAGCGCTGACCAACATTAGCGTAGCGTACATTCAATCGGCTTCTGCCTTTATCTCTGCTCGAGTATTTCCGGTTGTACCAGTACAGAAGCAGAGCGACCGGTATTTCGTATACAAACGTGAAGATTGGTACCGTGATGAAGCTAAGGAGCGGGCCCCTATGACCGAATCGGCCGGTGGCGGATATGATATCGACAACACCCCAACATACTTCTGCAAGAAGTATGCTTACCATAAGGATGTTGGCGAAGAGGATCGCACCAATGCCGATGCTCCTCTGAATCCAGATCAAGATGCTGTCGATTTTGTAACTACCAAGCTGTTGCTGAAGAGGGAAGTTCTGTGGGCTGAGAAATTCTTCACTTCTGGCGTCTGGTCGACTGAGTACACTGGCGTCGCTGCAACTCCTGGTGCAGGTCAGTTTCTCCAGTGGAATGATGCAACTTCCAATCCGATTGAAGACATCGACAAGGCTCAGACTATGCTGCTTGAGCTTACTGGTTATAAGCCTAACAAGCTCGTACTGGGTGCTTGGACCTACAAGGCTTTGAAGAACCATCCTAATATTCTTGATCGTATCAAGTATACCCAGCGGGGTATCGTTACTACTGATATCCTAGCTATGCTTTTCGATGTCGACGAAGTCCTCGTCGCTGAAGCGGTTCAGAACCTGTCGCCTAAAGGCGTCGCTGAAAACAACAAGTTTATCCTTGGGAAGCACGCCTTGCTGGTCTATGCAGCTCCACGGCCTGCTCTGAAAACTCCAAGCGCTGGTTACACTTTCGCTTGGACTGGTCTTATGGGAGCTGGTGCTTATGGAAACCGCATTTTACGTTTCCCGATGGACCATTTAGGCGTTGGCACTGAACGTATTGAAGGTGAAATGGCGTTCGACCAGAAGGTCGTCGCAGCTGATATGGGGGTATTCTTCAAGGATGCGGTGGCTTAATGGGTACGTAGCACGGAGACATATGACCCTGAATGGTAAAAGATACGTTCCGGGTCAACCCGTGCCAGATGCTGAGAAGTTAACTAAGTTTAGAGCTTTAGTTTCGGCAGGATGGCTTATCAAACAGGAGGCGGCGCTCTCGCCCCCGGCGTCGCCCTCTCCTGCCGATTCCAGCATCGGAACGGAGAAACTTCAAGTGAAGCCACCTGAACAGCCTCAAGTAAAGGAGGCGAAGCGGGATGACATGGAGTTACGATCCCAATCTGACCACGCCCAAAGACCGAGTGAGGTTCCAGATCGGGGACACGATACAAACAGATCAACTACTGCAGGACGAGGAAATCAACTTCGTACTGTTGCAAAAAGGTAATGACGAACTACGCGCCGCAGTTGAATGCTGCGAGGTTATCGCTACTAAATTTGCAAGGCAAGCTGATAGCACTATGGGTAAAACCAGCGTGCGAGCAAGCCAGAGAAGTAAGGCGTATACAGACCGGGCTAAGGAGCTTAGAAAGCGAATATCCAGCTTTGCCGCTCCAGTCGCAGGAGGTATTGAGAGTGACCCCATATTTAGTGTGGGTATGATGGACCAAAGCTGAGGTAGGTGAGATTATGGATTCTACCCTTCAAAGTTGGCTAACTCAATCTATCAGATGGGAGCCCTTCATAAGTCAGACAGGAAGGGGTGTCCCTACTTATGGAGCTCCTGTCAGCTTGCTAGGCTTCATCGAAGGCTCCCAGCAGATGGTGAGAAGCAGAACTGGTGAGGAAAGAGTTACTAGTTGGATTTTGTACTTTGCAGATCCGAGGGTAGCTACCATGACTGAAAAGGATCGTCTCACACTACCTTCAGGTGAACAGCCTCCCATCATTCGTATAAGTCCGGTAATGGACGAGAAAGGTAATGTTGATCACTACGAGGTGTATCTGTAATGCCGGGAGTTAGAGATATCATAAAAGTTGACGTTAAAGGAGTAAAGGAGATTGCAAGAAATCTCGGTATTGTGGAAGATACCCTCGTTAGAGAGTTAGGTAGGGCTCTCTTTGCAGAAGCCAGAGGGGTAATCAAAGAGGCAAATGTAGAATGTCCTAAAGATACTTTAGCACTTTCTAGAAGTCGCTTTGTTACTCCTCCTATACGATCAAAAGAGGAAGTTAAAGTTATTTGTGGCTTTGGTACCGATTCTGTCATAAATCCCAAAACTAAACGTCCCACGTCTGAGTACGCAATATACGTACACGAACGTTTAGATGTGTACCACCCTGTAGGTAAAGCGAAGTTTTTGGAAGACCCTGTAAACCGATTACGCCCTAAGTTAGAGTCTAACATTGCAGCTAGAATGGCGCCTATTATAGGTAGGTGATCGTATGGGCGATTTACTGTTGGACTTGGCCACGTACCTCCAAGTGAAAGGAGTTGTAGGCAGCGATGGTGTAGACGTCTTCAGGGATTTCTCACCCGATACGCCTGACTCTGTTGTAGTACTGTTCGAGTACGCAGGAACCCCAGATTCGGTTTCAGAAGTTGGCGCTAGATCGATACAAGTCACGGTACGCGATCCCAACGCAGAGCAGGCAAGGCGAAAGGCCTGGGACATTTACAACGTTCTGAACATACCTGAAGATCGAATTATATATCTCACCTCATCTCGATGGGCCATCATTTTACCACGTCAGACTCCTTTTAAGGTAGGAGTCGACGAGCAGAACCGTATTTTATGGGGCTTTAACCTTGCAGTTACAACTTATGGAGATTAAGGAGGGACTATTATGCCTGGTGTAATTATTGGGTTAAAAGACCTGCACTATGCGCTGCTACAGCGAGACGACTCCGGTGGTGTCGTTTACAGCACCCCAGTCAAAATTGCTGGTGCAGTGCAGGCAAACATCAACCCTAACTCGTCTAACGATACCTTGTTTGCAGACGACGGTCCTATGGAAACCGCCTCGTCTTTGGGACAAATCGAACTCGAACTTATCGCGGCTGACTTTCCTTTAGAGGTGCAAGCTGCTCTGTTGGGGCACACTATCTCTGGAGGCGTTTTGAAGAGGAACGCCGATGACGTACCTCCGTGGGTAGCCATCGGCTTCAAATCGCTCAAGTCTAATGGTAAGTACCGCTATGTGTGGTTATTGAAAGGTAAATTCAATCAGCCGGAGCAGAAACATGAAACTAAAGGTGACAGAGTCAACTTCCAAACTCCTACTTTGAAAGGAAACTTCGTCAAGAGGGACTACGATAACGAGTGGATTCATCAAACTGATGAAGATATGATCAACTACGTAGCTTCTCTTGGTGCTAACTGGTTTACTGCCGTAAGTGGTGGAGTCGCCGCTGATACTACTCCGCCTGTCGTTTCGAGCTCCACTCCTATTGATGGTGCCACTGGTGTAGCGGTTGGAACGGCTCTATCTGTTACCTTTAGCGAAGCGTTGGCTCTGTCTACTATTAATGCAGGTAGTGTATTCCTGCTAGATGCTGCCGACAACAACGTTGCAGGTACCATTAATGTAAGTGCGGATCGTAAGACAATTACATTTACTCCTGCAAGCAATTTGGCTACTAAAACAGCACATCGGCTCATTTTCACCACTGCTATTACAGATTTGGCTGGTAATAAACTAGCTGCTCCGTACGTGTTGAACTTTACCACCGCTTAATGTTTTGGGTATAAGGGGGTGTATTTATGAGTCATGCGAAGGAAATTAAAGTTAAAAGCGTTCCTATAGTTCTGGATAAGCCGCGTACTCTCAAGTTTGACTTGAACGCTTTCATAG